TCGACGGGGAAGACTATTTTGCCAACACTATACTATTCCCCGAAGGTAGTAATGCAAACGGCACTTGGCGACTTCAGATCAAGGGAATTAGCTCTTCTGGAACGAGGATCACTGACGCTTTTAGAGCCAAAGGTGAGGCTGATTACTTAGTCAGGAAGATAATCACCTTTACTAAAATTCAAGGTGATTACTTCTTCATGTCAGTTTTCGCGGAATCCGAGCTTGAGAATTTTAAAGCGGCCTCTTACATCTTGGCGAGAAACGGGTCTACAAAAAATTCCAGGCAGCTTGGGCTACTTTAGAATCGACTGAGCCATTCTTTATGTTTCCCTTTCCGGTTTCCGCTAATGCCTCCATTGGCCCCACCGAATGTGAGCAGCACAGCGTTGTCATTCAGCGGCCCACCTTCGGAAATGAATAACGGAGCTTGATTGGCTTCGCGGAAACGATTTATAAATGATGGGATATCGAAGCCGAATGCATATCCCGTCGTACTTTGATACGGAGGGTCAACATACACGACAGCATTACCGGGTAAAGGGGCATTCAGGAATTTCATGATATCCATGTTGAAACAGGTCACTCCTTCCATTCCTTTTACAAGAGCATCAATTCGGCGACGTAGCTCAATCGGAGAGGGCTGCATCGGATTAGCCGGGCTTCGTCGTATGCTGGACTCTGTTGGCTCCCAGTAGTCCCGGAAGCAAGCATTCGCCCAGCGATCTCCTTTGCGCCAAATTTGCTTCCCTCCAAACGAACAGGCCTGAAGCACTGGGTAAAGCTCCACTTCACGGTCGCCCACCGGCAGTGCCGATAGCGTAGACATGTGGGCCTTAACCTTACGTTTATCGGCGGGCAAATCAGACAAAATCTGCTCAAAGACGTCCATATTGAACGTACCAGAGCCAATGGCCGACCAAAAGGCTCCCCAGGAGCTTATGTCGAGCATCCAAATGCGTGCAGGATCGACGCCTCTATTAACAAGCTCGATGGACACAGCGCCAGATCCACAACATAGGTCGTAAAATCGAGTGTTCGGCCCGGAAGCTGCCTCCAGAAGTAAGTCAACGATTTGAGCCGCTATACGCTGTTTCCCCCCTTGATATGCACAGGGTACTCGCAATAAGGAGCTCATAAAGATTTCCTACGGATCAATATTCGTGCATAAACGCGCCGACCGTTAATGATACCAACCCCGCCTCGGTCCTCAGAATGTGGACGATACCCTACTTCTGCAAGAGTTTCGGCAGATACATTGGTGCGTGCATTGCCGTTGGCAAGCATAATTATCTCGAACTGATCCGGGCTGTATTTGTCAAGGAATGTGATTGGTACCCCCATGATACCGTCGTAGTCAACGGGGATATTTTGGGTACGCCCTACCTCGATAGCATCGTAGTTTTCGTAACGTGGGTATTCGTCCGGAGTGTAGCTGAGGGTCAGTGCTATGGGCTCGTGCCGCCTGCTAGTGTCCAAGTTAGTGAACCAGCGTACCCCCTTCACCCGAATGAAACGTCGTCCTATCTCGTCGATACCGCAGCCAGCAGCATTGAGCGGGTAGCTATCAGGCACATGAAACTTGCGATCTCCGGAGCGGATGGATTCTCCATACCAAACTTTATCATCACGAAATAGGGGGAAGACCTCTTTGTATGTTACAGCGTTCATGTTCCCAAGGATAATAAAATCCTTTTCGTGACGTTCCAGCAGGCTAATATACTCACGAAAGAGGCTGAATGGTGGATTGGTGGCCACTATATCTGCTTCTTTAAGCAAAGCTTCGCACTCGTCTGACCGGAAATCGCCGTCACCAGCAAGATGTACGAGAGAGTTGCCTGGCATGGCAAATAAGGGTATTAAATCCAGTGAACCATCTGGCCTTTCCAGAGGTTCGTCAGGCACTGACGTTACTACTGCCTTATAGGCACCTGTGACTCCCTCGAGTGGGTATTCCCGTCCTGCGATTGGGGAGCCGGCATAGCAGGTGGATGTCAGTCCCGACAACCCTAGCTTATCGAAATTAAGCACAAAAAACCGGAAGAAAGCCGACTCAAAGGGATCATCACAGTTACAAAGTATAGTCTTTCCCTTTAGTTGATCTCGATGTTTCAACATTTCTCTAGACACGTCCTCGTACTGCGTATAGAACTCATCCTTCTTGACGATGAACGCACGATTGAGTGTCGCATTTCCGGATTTCGAGTGTATTTTTGTTATATCAAATGGCATGGTGCCCTCGCGAACCACCGCTTTGAGAAAAGTATTAATGGCGGCAGACATGCCGATGCCAATCTCGTCGAACACCTCACTGGCGCGTCTTTTGACGTCCAGATCAATGCGTATTGTAGTGGTGGGTTTAGTCGACATCTTTGTCTCTTTGTTGTTCCTTTTGTGAGTTACAATGTAGCACAAACGCATTGTGAAATACAACGTAGCACATCGTGAGGAAAGCTTTTCGCTACTGCATCGATGATAGTTTCCATTAAATTTTCTCCTGTACGCTGGCCAACGCCTGATCAAACATCTTGTGGACGTTGCAGAACTGCAGCTCTTTGGGGTGGAAGTGCCAGAGCGTTTTATCCGGCGTGCCGGTACGGGGATTGGCGCGATAATTCACCTCGGCGCGCTCAACAAATTTGTCGGACACGCTTGTCAGCTTGTAAAGCGCCCTCGGCCCGCAGCCCTTCTTTGTGATTTTTACGTCCGGCGATCTGATCATCGACCGCAGCCTGAGCGCCAGCTCCTGCCTCGTCATCGTGTTTGCCGGGTGCGCGGCCTTGACCGCCTCCCAAATTTCAGTGGTGCTCATTTCCTTGCCGAGGATGATATCCACCAGCTGCTTTGCGGTTACTCTGTTACTCATTGGTTTATGCTCCGATCACTTAATCACCCGCAGGTGGCTTACATTTTTCCGATAGCTTCCCCAGCTGAAGTCCACCCAGATCCCGCCATCCATCGTTAATCTGTCCATGACTCTTGCGCCTAAAACATCGGTTAATTCCCTCGAACTCAGGTTGGTTAAAATTCCCACCGGCTTTAACGACGACAGCCGGCGGTCGATAATCTGATTCAAAATCACCCACTCGCCGCGTGTTTCGCGCTGCACGCCGACTTCGTCGAGAACGAGCAGATCGACCTTGCACAGGTCGTCGAGCAATGCCCCTTCGGACTCTCCGCCGTCGTAGCAGCGCCGGACACGCAGCATCAGGTCGGGAATGGTAACCACCAGCACCGTGTGATTCTTCGCCAGCAGCTGGTTACCGATCGCTGCGGCCAGATGGTTTTTTCCGGTACCGCATCCGCCACTGAAGACGAAACAGCCAAACCCCATGCCGAAATTTTGCGCATAGCTTTTGGCCTTGCTTAGGGCGTGGCGCTGCCCGTCATTGCTCACTTGGTAATTCGCGAACGTGCAGTTGCGGTGCAAGTCGCAAATCCCCGAGCGTCCGAAAATCCGCTCTGCGCGGGCGCGTTGGTTCGCCTTCTCAAGCTCGGCGCTGCGCTTCTCCCCTTCCGTACGATGCCAGGCAAGCAGCTCTTCAGCGGTGTTGAACTTCGGCTTAACGCCCGGCGGCATGATGCGCTGCAGCCTGCTGATCAGTGACTCTGGTGTTTTCATGGTTCACCTCTTGGTCAGTTAAATCCCGGCGGTTTTTCGCCGTATTCGCCCGAAGGCTCGAAACGTCCCCGGCGGGGGTGGCGCTCCTTGCCGGTCGGCGCATTCCTACGCTCGTGCAATACGCTGTCGGCAAATTTTTTCTCCCACTGCACCTGGTGATACCGCCGCCCCTCGGGCTGCCAGTACGCTACGAAGCCCGCCAGTTCGCCAGGGGTATATCCCGGCGCTGGCCCGTCCAAAGCACGATTCCACAGTGCAGCCCGCTGCTGGAAATCAGGCGACGGCTGCCAGTCGGCGGTCATCGGGAATTTATCGTTGGGTTCGTCCAACCAATTTTCATCCTCGAACGCCGGCGGCGCCGAATCACCAGCTTTCGAATCTTTCGCGCCTGCGCGATCTAAGAGAGTGGTTTTATCTTTTAGATCTTTATCTTTATCTGGATCTTTATTCGTTGAACGGTCGTTGCCATCTCGTTCAACGCCCGTTGAACGGTCGTTGGATTGGCTTTGATTTTCCTTAGCTTTTTTCTGCGCTCGTTTCTGTGCCGAAATTTTTCCTGCTTCACTTCTCTGCGACTGAGCCCCTTTCACAGTGAGTAAATCGCGTTCAATTCGCTGGTGAATCCACGTATTTCCATCGTCGATAAAAAACTCGTTCAACGACCGTTCAACGTCCGTCCAACGGTCGTTAGATAAGCGTGCAATTCCCGCAAGCCTGTTTTTTGGCAATGGTTTACCGGTCTGCCAGTAATTGAATATCAGCAGCAAGTACGCACCGTGTTCCTCCGTTGAAAGGTGCATGGTGTCTGCCAGGTAATCGGCAACATAAAACTGCATGTACGGGAGTGCCGCCATTAGCTGTTCCTGGTATTTCGTTTTTCGGTGATTGAATTCGCTATGTCGCTAACCCTGCCCGGCACCAAAGCCGCATATTCAGGATTCAGCTCGCACAGCACCGCCTTACGGCCGTATGCCGCAGCAACGCCCGCAGTAGTGCCACTACCGCCGAACGGATCGATAACAGCACCACCGGCCGGACAACCTGCCAAAATGCACGGCTCAACCAGCGCCGGCGGGAACGTTGCAAAATGGGCGCCTTTGAATGGTCGCGTTGGCACCGACCACACCGTCCGGCGATTGCGGAGCTCTACCAACCCAGAGACGGCCGCCGAGAACGATGCGTTGTTGCGATTTCCGAATGCGTTGGCTTGGCTTTTAGGCGTGACACCTTTCCCGCGTGGATGCGAGTTCCCCGTTACCGGCTCCTTGATGGCTTCATGGTCGAAGTAATACTTTGGCCTCTTACTCAGCAAGAAAACGTACTCGTGAGCCTTTGTGCAGCGATCACGTACGCTCTCCGGCATCGGGTTAGTCTTGTGCCAAACGATATCTTGGCGCAGATACCAACCATCGTCCTGAAGCGCGAAGGCGAGACGCCATGGCATGCCGAGCATATCTTTCGGCTTAACCCCTGCTGGCACTCCTGCCGCGCGCCGCTCTTGCCGATTGGTTCTTCCGTCTGAATATCCGTTATTGCCACTGAATCTCGCCGCGTAACTATCGCCGATATTTACCCAGATCGTTCCGTCATCACGGAGTACGCGACGCACTGCACGGAAGACTTCAACCAATCGTTGGATAAACTCCGCCGGCGTCGGCTCCAGGCCGATCTGGCCTTCGACGCCGTAGTCTCTGAGCGCGTAATATGGCGGGCTTGTTACGCAGGTATGGAATGCCTTTTCAGGCATTTCGCGCATGAGATCCACGCAATCACCGACATAGCAGCGGAAGAATTTATCCCAAAGCATAATCAACGACGTCCCATACGGCGCCCAGGTACATGCGGGCGATCCGGCTTGCCCTTTACCCGCTTTAGCGGCTTTGCGTACGTCTTTGCGATTGCGATGCTGCTGGCGATCGTCGCGTTCGGCCGGGATAGGTAATGATCGGCGCCACGGCCGGCAGCCGAGCGCGCCACGTCGTCGGGAATTCCTTCGCGCACCAGTTGGGCGCGGATCTGCGTTTCGATCTGTGCTCTTGAAAAATTGGCCATTGGTTTATGCTCCGGTTAATGCAGGGTTGAATAGGCGCGCCGCAACTCGTTGAGGCTTCGCTCAGCTTTGTCGCACTCCCGTTCAAAGTCGGTCGGCAACGCGTTCAGCAGCGCCGCTGCGATCGCCCCTTGGTGTTCTTTCAGCGCGCGGATTGCCAGATACTCAATGCTGTTTCCAGCAATCAGCCGGGCGCGTAGCTCTGCTGGCAGCGCGGCGAGGATCGCCGGTTGCAACTGTTGAATCTTGCGGTGCGCGGCCACACTATCGCCGTCCAGCCAGCGAAATATCTGCTGTTTGTTGTTGTGCCATGCTGCATCGTCAACGCTGCCGTCGGCACGTTCGATCTGCGCCAGCAGTGGCGCCTGTAACTGCAGGTCAAAATAAGCGCGGGTGATCTCAGCGGCTACCGTGCGCTGGGTTGTTTCGATGGCCCATCCGCGCAGCGCTTCTCGGATCTGCTCGTGTTTGATTTCCATAAATCAGTCCTTAATTTTCAGGCCTGCTATCCTGCGTTGCTTGTGGTAGGCCGTCGGTTGGGTTTGGGTAAAGATCCGGGCGTAGTTCGTGAGGGGTGACGCCGGTCGCCTGGAAAATTTGTAAAACACGATCAGCAGGAACCACTCCTTTGTAACGAGTTTTCCATCGGCTAACTGACATTGGCTTGATGCCAAGTAGCGTTGCTAGTTTTGAAGCTGTTCCAGCTTCCTTAATCGCTTTTGCTAAACCATTCATGCTGTTCTCCTGTGACTGTGAGAACCAATTAAGCCTATGACTTAATTTATTGTCAAGCCTATGACTAATTTTATTGTATAAGCAAAAGGCTTATCATGTTGCTATGAAAGATAAAAAAACTGCTGATTCAACCTTGTTTGAGCGCTTAACCGAATTAACGAAACGTGGTTTCTCCAAGTCGGAGATGGCCAGGATTGCTGACGTCACCCCCCAGTCAGTTAACGGTTGGTTTAAAAAGGGTGTCATCAGCAAAAAATCAGCAATGGCCATTTCTGAAGCAACAGGTGTTTCCGTAGCCTGGCTATTAGGGGAGGATGTTGAAGAATCAACCGGCCTTGACCCTGACGAAATGAAAATGCTCAAGCTTTTTCGTCAGCTTCCTGAGGCAGAACGGGAAAGAATGATCGACCTCTTCCAGCTGCGGCTGAAAGAGATCGATGATTACGTTGAAAAGTACCTGCGCGGACGGTATAAGCCGGTCGACGAATAATTTTTGACGTTCCAACGAACATAATTCCCTCAGTCCTTTCATGCATCCCTCTCCAAACCGGCCCCGAGCCGGTTTTTTTGTGTCTATCCACTGAGTTCAAAACTCACAATCCCCAACAATTAAGCCAAAGACTTAAACCAATTTAAGTTTATGGCTTGACATAAAACTAAGTCTTTGGCTTAATGCACTCAACGCAGCAACGAGTCATCAAGGCAGGATGCCCACGAAGTAGCCGCCACCGGCACATGAAAAGGTGGATGAGATGACAGAGACAGGCGCGCAGCAGGTACGACGTTCTGACAGCCGGAAAGACGGCGAGCATAACCAATGACCAACCACAGAGCAGGAAGGACACGATGGAAAACAAAACTATCGATCAGGGCAACAACGAGACAGTAAAAATAGGTGTTTTCCCTAACTGCAACGGCACTTTTACCGCGATGACGTTCACAAATAGCCGGGATTTTAAAACCGCTGCACGCGCGCAACGCTGGTTTGCTCGTCAGATGGCCGACTAACAGCAGAGGGGCAAGGCAATGAGCAAGATCGTCCCAAACAGCGGTAAGGCTGTCAGCCTCCGCAACTCGCGCACCGGGGCGCCGTGGGTAGCATCATTCGATTACATCCGCGGCCGCTACCGGTTCGAACCTGTCGGCAACCTTCGGGCCATCAAGCGCCCTTTTGAATCCCTGCGGATCCCGCCGGAATTCGAGCCAGCTGGCACGCACTGATATTTAAATTAGCAACAACCTATCGGCTGAATTAATCAGTCGCGGGATCCCATTACCTAAAAACGGAGCATACCAATGAGCAAGACTATTATTTTCAAATTGGCGCAGGTCAGCAATAACGTGGCAAAAGTGTTTTCAAATGGTGAAGTCGCTGGATATATCGCACTCCCGGAAAACGAGCACCAGAATCAACGCCCTTTCGCTATCACCCATAATGGCAAAGATATTGGCTACGAGCATTGCGAAGTTTGCGCGATTGAAGCTGTTGTCCGCCGCTTCGAGCGCATCGCGCTTGGGGTTGAGGTGCACCTCATCACGCCTAAAGAGCCAGCCAGCTCTATAAAAATCAATGTGGTATCGATTCATTAATTGCCGTGTGTAGTCTTCCCCGCCGTTGCTGGCGGGGCTTTTTAGAATATTGAAATGCGTCAAGCGTTTCCCTTCCGGGGCGTCAATTCGCAGGGCGCATTTCAATATCAATCACCACGAGAGGTTATTTATGGAAAAGTTATTTTCCCCTGTCGCGGCACGAAAGGCACAGGTGGAATATTGCAACAATAAACACGTTCCACATTTCGCGCCAAACGATGGGATCTGTTTTCGCTGCAAAAAAGATATTTACCAGCAACACGGATTGCGTGGGTATGAAACTGGTATTTCGCTCGACGAAGCAAAAAACACTCATGTTATTTACTGCCCACACTGCAACCGCAGTTACTGCGATTAGAAAGTAAAAAGGCCCGCACAAGGCGGGCCAGTCTACCGGCTTTACGTCCCGGTGACGGGTTACCGGGGAACCACCCCCAATAACCGGAGCATAACCAATGACCAACCGAGGCAGATCAATGATCGGCTGGCATTGTACCTAAACCTAGGAGAACTTCACAATGCAAAATGTTGCAGCCTATCTTTACAGGGCAAAACAGAAATCTGGGAAAAACCATCTTTTTACGTACTTTGAGGCGAAGTCTGACGATCACGCGGAGACAAAGCGTGATTTTCTCTTCATGGAAGCTGGCCACTCAAAGGCCGACTACTTCGCGCCGGTGCGCATCGATTTTCCAGTCGTTGACGAGCTGCCCGCAGAGGGCGAATTCAGCGAAACATTCTGGCTTACCTGGGCGCTGGACAGCGACGCCAGCAAAACCTGTGTGCCGCGCGACACGCTAGATCCATCCGTGGCATTCCCGAAACTGTACCCCTACATGACAAAACCTGCAGGTGGTGCAGGAGCAGCAGAAAACGGCAGGAGCACCGAAAAAACGCAGGTGGTGCAGGAGCAGCAGAAACCTGCAGGTGAATACTTCGCGTCGAACCTCGACAAGCACACCGTGATTGCCGCGGCGTGGCTGTACGGCAATAACTGCCTGAAGCTGAACGACGAGCAATTGGCCGCGGCCAAAGCGCTCGTGATGGACGATGCACAGCGCTACCCGCAATACGTCATTCTTGCGCTGACCAGCCTCAAGCAATACGCAACCCTCTACCCGGAAATGCCGATCACTGCGATCTCGGGCATGAAAGCCATCTGGCCACCGTTCGGCAAAGTGCCGGAGCTGGGCAAACTGTGCCAATTCGCCACCGAATACCTCGATGCTACGGTAGAACAGCGCGCGGGCGTTATCTCGAAATGGCAAACCTCAGCGGCCGGCGGCGCCAAACCAGCCGAAACCGAGCCTGAGGGGCCATTGCGCACCGAATCCGGCGCGATCCTCACAAACGGTGCCGAGCCGGCAACCGGCACGCCGATCGACTCCCTGCAGATGCTGGAAACCGTAATCGGCTGCGCGCTGTATCCGTCTGATTTCGACATTTCCAACCCGCCCGGCGCCATTATCCGCGCGGTCACTGAGATGAAAAAACGCAACGATGCGGCGCTGAAAGCCTGGAATGAGCAGCTCAGCGCCACGCCTGGCGTTTTGCAGTTCTCCCGACAGGCGATTGTTGCACTAGTCCGCGGGGCCGAAGAAAACCTGCACGTTACCCCCGGTGCGCTGCGCAGCTACATCAACGCCAATCTGATCGAGGTCGACGCTAAACCGGCGCAACAAAACACAGAGACCGTGCAACAAACTGGCGCCGAAGCGCAACAAGCGGCCTCAAATGCGGGTGAAAAAGATGAAGTGGTCGCAGAGTTCGAGACAGAACGCTGCGCATGGCTGCGGGCTGAAATACGTGCGGCGCTGGCGGGAACGACTGGTGTTATGGATGAAAGCGACGTTGCAGAATTGACCGCAGCCGTCGGTGAAGGCATATCACACAGCTACATCGCGCGGCTGCTGGCCAAAGAGATTGAAACGTGCGATCCATTCAACCAGCTGGTTGCCGATGATGTTCATCACCTCACCTGCGACGTTCTGGAAAATTGGCAGGATAAAAAGGATCCGCGCGTTGCTTATATCGATTCTCGCGTGGAGTTCTATCTGCAGGAAGCGCGCCGGGAATCAGAGAGAAAATATCAGGAAATGGTCGCAGCCACCGACGCAAGCGCCAGCGGCGCGCTGCAGCAGCAAAATCCAGCGCCCGAGCGGGTTGACGCCTCAAATGAGGGCGTAAAAACGGAAGTCGCGCAGCAGCAACCCGGCGAACTCCGCAGCATGGGTGGCGGTCGATTTGACGTTTCCGAGTTGTTTGACGCGTCACCGCTGGCCAAGGTAGACGCCACGACCGGCGACGATGTTCGCGAGTTCCTGGATTCGTCAACGGAAACGGCCGGAGTGTCAGGTGAGAACGTTGATACCGCGGCGCCAGTCGAAGTACAGAACGAGGCTGCCTCGGCAGTCGTCGACGCACCGCGCCGGGAAGAACCGGCAGCCCCGGCATACTTCGAGCCAGGGCGCTATCTGGATATTCCGAACGAGGTCTACCACAGCGCCAACGGCATCAGCAGCACGATGGCAAAGGACGCGCGGATCAGCCTGATGTATTACCACGGCCGCCACGTTATCAAAACCATCCAGCGCGAGCGCACCGATGCGCTGACGTTCGGCTCGTTGGTTCACGCGCTGGCGCTAGAACCTGAAAAGCTGGACGAGGAATTCAGCGTTGAGCCTGTGATCCCCGAGGGGGCATTCACAGATACAGCATCGATGCGCGCATTTATCGAACAGCACAACGCCACCCTGCCGAAACAGACCGACGCCGATACGCTGCGCGCCGTGATCGAGAAGCATAACGCCACCCTGCCGGCGCCGTATGCGCTAGGCGGAAACGCTGACGAAATCGGCCAGTTCTACATGCTGCTGCCGCCGGAATTTCAGAGCATCCCAGAGGAGGCAAAAATCACCGCCACGGCGATGAAAGCCTGCATCAAAGAGTACAACGCCACCCTGCCGGCGCCGTTGAAAACCACCGGCGGCCGCGACGCACTGCTGGAACAGTTGGCGACCATCGATCCGGAGTTTGTCGAGAAAGAGCGCGCGATTCCGGCGCCGTTGCCGGTCAGCGGCAGCAAAGAGGATATGGCCGCGCGTATCAAAACGATTTTGCCAACGGCGGTATTCGCCGACGAGGTGATCAGCGCATGGAAAAATAACAACGACCAGCGCCAGACGATCACGCAGGCGCAGATGAAACACGCCAAGGCAATTCAGCGCGCCCTGTTCACCCACCCATCGGTCGGGCAGTTGCTGCAGAACCCACAACGCGCGGTCGAGGTCAGCTATTTCGGTATCGATGAAGAAACCGGCCTCGAACTGCGCGTACGTCCCGATCTTGAGATTGAGGCCGTAGGCCTGCGTATCGGCTACGACCTGAAAACCGTCAGCATGGGTAATGTCAAGCAAAGCGCCCTGCGCGCCCGCTTGCACCGTGAAATCATCGAGCGCGATTACCACCTGAGCGCGGGCATGTATTGCGATGTTGCGGCGCTGGATCAGTTTTTCTGGATCTTCGTCAACAAAGATGAGCACTACCACTGGATCGCCACCGTTGAGGCCTCCGCTGACCTGCTCGAACTCGGCCGCCTTGAGTACCGCAAAACCCTGCGGGATATCAAACAGGCACAGGATACCGACGTATGGCCAGAACCGATCACAGAAGAAATCGTGGACGACATTAACGACTTTGACCAGCGCCGCATGGAAGCGCTGCGCATAGCCTAAGGAGCATACCAATGAGCAACCAACTCGCACTAATCCAGAAAGACCTGGCGGAACAGCTGGCACCGGCAAAAGCGATTTTGCCGAGCCACGTCAGCTTTGAAAAATTCACCAACGCCGCGGCAGTGGCGTTATCAACGAATCCAGATCTGTTCGATGCCGACCGCCAGAGCGTTATCAACGCCCTTTCGTCTTGTGCAAAAGACGGACTTATTCCAGACGGACGCGAAGCTGCGCTCGTCGTTTACAAAACCAAGCTCCCAAATGGTCAGCGAGTCCGCCGCGCACAGTACCTGCCAATGATCGATGGCGTAATGAAGCGGGTACGCCAGTCTGGCGAGGTATCCATCATCGCCACCCGCGTATTGTACAAAAACGATAAATTCCGCGTCTGGATGGACGAGAACGGCGAACACATTTTCTATGAACCTAACATGCTCGACCGTGGCGAGATGATTGGTGCGTTCGCCTACGCGAAGATGCGCACCGGCGAGCTGCAGTTTGAAGTGATGAATATCGAGGATATCGAAAAAGTCCGCGCCGCAAGCAGGAACAGTGACAGCGGGCCGTGGGTTAACTGGTACGAGTCAATGTCTCGCAAATCCGTCATGCACCGTCTTGGCCGGCGGCTGCCGAATAACTCCGAGATCATGGAAATGCTCGAGCGCGGGCAAGAGATGGTTTGGCATAAAGAGAAAGACGTCACGCCGGACACCCGCGTAAGCGCCGGCCAGCTGATCGAGGCGGCTGATAAGGCGCCCGAGCCAGTTACAGAAAATTCAGCACCAGAAAAGATTGCTGAAGATATTCGCGGCAGCATCGACAAGATCACGACCACTGCTCAGGCGACAGACCTTCGCGCCTCAGTTGAAGACCTGAAAGCGCAGCTGGGGATCACCCTGTACACCGAGCTGAAAAACAAAATCGTACTGCAGCACCACCGCCTTAACGCGATTGCCGGCCTGGGTGCGTCGATCGATGCGGCCGGCAAGAACGGCGGCACCACAAGCCAGGAACGGGCAGAGCTGGGCGCCCTTCTGCATCGCTCCGCGCGGTTCCTGAGCGCTGATGAGGTTCAGCGCTACCAGCAGGCGATCGATGACCTGTCGCCGGCGCAGGAGGCGGCATGCTGACACTTATCGGCTTCCTTGTGCTGGTAAGCCCGTGCGGCCACGATGCGTGCGACGCGCTGCCGGTATCTGAACGGGTTTACTCAAGCCTGGCCGAATGCGAACAGGTGAAAGAGGCGATCCAATGGCGCCGCCCGCGCGCCGTTCTTTACTGCGGCGACGTTTACCGGCCGGAGAAATGATTTTCGAAAATCAAAATAGTAACGGCCAGCACGATAATCTGCTGGCCGATCATGAGGTGAAGTATGCCGCAAGTGATCTTTAATGAAGAATGGGTTGCTGAAGATAGGCTTAAAGCAAAGACGGGCCTTAGCGATCGACAGATAGAAAAATATCGCCAAGGGTGTTGGATCGAAGGGGTTCATTTCAAACGGGTGACCTCCACCGGTCAACGCGCGGTGCGAGGCATCACCTGGTACAACTACCCGCGAATAAATCAACTTATACAGGATGCATGATGGCAACACTACCAACCGGCGTCGAAATCAGAGGCAAAAAACTTGTTGTCTGGTTTATGTATCGCGGTCAGCGTTGCCGGGAATCTCTTAAAGGCTGGGAGATAACCCCGGCCAATATCAAGCGTGCCGCTAATTTCAGGGCGTTGATTCTGAGCGAGATCCATCTCGGGGAGTTCAATTACGCTACCCGGTTCCCAACATCAAAGCGTGCCGGCGGCACCGCGCCAGTTCGCCAGGTGAACACCTTCGGCGAACTGGTGGATTGTTGGCTCGAAAACCGCGAACCAGAGCTCACAAAAAACACCATGCGAAAAACCCGATCGCAGATGAATACCCTTAAATTTATCGTCGGCCCCGATCGAGACATCTCAGCCATAAACCATAACGACATTCTCGGATTTCGGAATACCTTGCTGCACGGGCGCACGTTCTACCAGGAAGACCTGCGCAGCAACAAAGACGGGCGCACGGTGCGTACAGTCAACGACTATATTGGGATGCTCTGCTCTGTACTGCGCTTTGCATACCGATCGGGGTTTATCACCACTAAACCCTATGAAGACGTGAAGAAATTGAAGCGGTCGAACACGAAACCGGATCCGCTGCTCCGTGATGAGTACGATCAGTTGGTAATGGCGTTGGATGGCCAGCGCCGTTTTATGTGGACAATCGCCATTTTTACCGGGCTGCGCCACGGCGAGCTTGCCGCCCTTGCATGGGAGGATATCGACCTGGACAAAGGTGAATTACGTGTGAGCAGAAATTTAACGTCCCTGGGCGAATTCGGGCCACCAAAAACGCAGGCAGGTTTTCGCACGGTAACGCTACTAGCGCCGGCGGTGGAGGCACTGCGCGCGCAGCGGCTGCTTACCGGCCTGCATCGGCCAACCGAGATCACGTATCATCACCGCGAATACGGCAGCACCGAACGCCAACGCCTGCGCTTTGTGTTCGTCCCGCGCCCATCCAAAGGCGAACAGCGGCCGCACTATGGCCTGTCGTCGATCGGCGCTCGCTGGAATGCCGCTGTGAAGCGCGCAGGTATTCGACCACGTAATCCGTACCAGACGCGCCACACGTTCGCCTGCTGGCTTTTGACGGCCGGAGCGAACCCGTCATTTATCGCGGCGCAGATGGGACACGAAAACGCGCAGATGGTTTACGAGATCTACGGAAAATGGATTGAACAGATGAACGGCGATCAGGTGGCAATGCTCAATGACAGGCTGGCTATTTAATGCTCTTTGCCCCTATAATGCCCCTTTCTGGAGTATCGAAAAAATAAAATGACTGAGAATCAACAAGATAACAAGCGTTTGCAATACAACCTGAACAAATTGCAAAAGCGCCTGCGCCGCAACGTGGGCGAAGCGATCGCCGATTTCAATATGATTGAAGAAGGCGACCGCATCATGGTCTGTCTGTCCGGCGGCAAAGACAGCTACACCATGCTGGAGATCCTGCGCAATCTGCAGCAGAGCGCGCCGATCAATTTCTCGCTGGTGGCGGTGAATCTCGACCAGAAACAGCCCGGCTTCCCTGAGCATATTCTGCCTGCTTACCTGGAAGGCTTGGGGGTGGAGTACAAGATCGTCGAAGAAAACACCTACAGCATCGTTAAAGACAAGATCCCGGAAGGCAAAACCACCTGTTCACTGTGCTCGCGCCTGCGCCGCGGCATTCTGTATCGCACCGCCACCGAACTGGGTGCCACCAAGATCGCGCTGGGCCACCACCGCGACGATATTCTGCAGACGCTGTTCCTCAACATGTTCTACGGCGGCAAGATGAAAGGCATGCCGCCCAAACTGATGAGCGACGACGGTAAGCACGTGGTCATTCGCCCGCTGGCCTATTGCCGCGAGAAAGACATCGAGCGTTTCTCGATCGCCAAAGCGTTCCCGATCATTCCATGCAATCTGTGCGGCTCTCAGCCTAATTTGCAGCGCCAGGTGATCGGCGACATGCTGCGCGACTGGGACAAACGTTACCCAGGCCGGCTGGAAACCATGTTCAGCGCCATGCAAAACGTGGTGCCTTCGCACCTGAGCGATATCAATTTGTTCGATTTCAAAGGCATTCACCACGGTAGCGCGGTGGTGGACGGCGGCGATTTGGCCTTCGATCGCGAAGACATTCCGATGCAGCCGGTCGGCTGGCAGCCGGAAGATTCGGACGACGCGGCGCCTGCGCCGGCGCGTTTGGACGTGCTGGAAATCAAATAAGTCCCCTCGCCGCTCGCCACCCTGCGAGCGGCGACCTTTTCCCTCTCTCGACGATCTCGATCCTGTTCACAGTTTGCGCAAAATTTACTGGGCAGTGCCGTTTTTACCCTATACTGTTTATTTATACAGTCATATGGAGATCGCGCAATGAATATCACCCCCTGCCTGTCCCACGTCTCGCTGGGCTCCAACGATTTCGAGGCCGCCGCGGCCTTTTACGATCGTGCACTGGCCGCTTTGGGTTGCCGACGGGTGCTGGAGCATCCCGGCGCCATTGGTTACGGCCGCGACTACCCGGAGTTTTGGCTGCAGGTGCCGATCGACGGCCAGCCCGCTTCACCCGGCAACGGCACGCACGTCGGTTTTTTCGCGACCAGCAAGCAACAGGTGGATGAATTCCATCGCCAGGCGCTGCTGGCCGGCGCCGTCGATGAAGGCGCGCCCGGTTCGCGGCCGCACTACGGTGAGGCTTACTACGGCTGCTTTGTCCGTGATTTGGATGGGCACAAGATTGAAGCCAGCTTCTGGGATGAAAGCGCGGCCTGAGGAAGAGAGAAATCGAATAAAAAAATGCCGGTGATTAAACCGGCATTGTACGAATCAAATGTGCTATGCAGTAATTCAAAAATAAGAAAGTAAGACAATTATGGAGCGCAACGCCCATCGCTTGACGTTGCATTCACCTGCGAGAGAGATCATGCCCCATTTCCCCCGGCTAAATGTTGATATTGCTCAATGTTAACCGGGTTTTCGTCATTTTCGCCTACAGCCAGCGGCTGCGCTTCAGCCACCAGGCGACGCCAAGCACCAACCCGACCAGCATCAGGCAAAATGCCGCGAAACCGAAGGGGTTGCCGCCGCCCGGTATGCCGCCAAGGTTGACGCCAAACAGCCCGGTCAGGAAGGTGGTCGGCAGAAATACCATCGCCAACAGCGACATGGTGTAAGTGCGGCGGTTCATCGCGTCGGCCATCACCGTGGTAATTTCGTCGGACAAGATGGCGGTGCGCGCGATGCTGCCGTCCAGATCGTCCAACCCGCGCCCCAGGCGATCCGCGATGTCCTGCATGCGGCGGCGATCGTCGTCGCTCATCCACGGCAGGCGGTCGCTGGCCAGCCGTGCGAAAACGTCACGCTGCGGCGCCATGTAACGGCGCAGCACGATAAGCTGTTTACGGATCAACGCCAGCTGGCCACGCTCCGGCACCTGCTGTTCCAGCAAGGCGTCCTCCAGATCGATAATCTTGTCGTGCAGATCCTCAATGAATTCGCTGGTGTGATCGGTCAACGCATCGGAAATCTCCACCAGCCAGTTGCCGCTGTTGGTCGGCCCGGCGCCGCTTTGCAAATCGTTCACCACCTGATCGATGGAATACACTTTGCGGTGCCGCGTGGAGATAATCAGTTTATCGGTGATGTACACGCGAATGGTGACCAACTGGTCCGGCCGTGAGTTGGCGTTAAAGTTGATGCTGCGCAGCGTGATCATGGTGCCTTCGCCCTGGCGGCTGACGCGCGGCCGTGAGCTTTCGCCGGAGAGCGCTTCGCGCACCGAGTC